GCGCGAAGGGATGGAACCCCCGCGCAGGGCGGTTTACTTTGTGGAGTCCAAATATTCTTGCGCTTGTTTCAAGATTTCGTTTCCAATGTCCTCCGCATCACTTGCATCGTTGTGATGAATTCCAAAATCCCCGGCGCGGAATGCGATGTCCAAAAAGTAAAGGCACGCACTGAGGGAATCGTTCAGCTTTTGGATTAATTCTTTCTCTTCCATGGCTTTTGTTTTTATGTGATTCAAACACAAACGGCAACGCCGCGATAATAATAGGCGTTCACATCCTCGCCCTCCGGCACGTCACCGGGGCGGAGAATATACAGAGCGCAACCCCTGGGGTCCGTTTGAACGTATGCGCGAACGGGTTTCCCGTCGATTATGCGAAACAATCGGCGGAGGTTGGATTTTTCCATGTCGCGGCACGGTGTCCGCCTATCAATCCAACCCGCCCGCGTTGCATATTGCACGCGCCGGAAGGGCTTTCCGGCCTCGTCACGCTCTACTGAAACGGAAACCCTGTCGTCTCCGGTCCCGCATTCCAATTCGTGCCACCGTTGCAATCCGCGTTCGATGGAAAGCAAAGTGGAGACTTCCCCCAGGGAAAATCCCAGGTTGCAGAGGGTGTTTTCTAATCGCGCAAGGCGGTTTCTTTTTGTATCTTTCATTTTGTGTTTTCCTTTGTTGTTGTTGTTGTGTTCCGGGGGGAACGGTTGGAGGGATTCAATAGGTGAGTTGAGGATGGGGAGGCATGGATTCCGTGAGGGAATCCAACCAAGGATCACGGGGATAATCGGCGATTGTCAGCGCCATCCGGCAGCATGAGGAACAAGCTGATTCGATTCCGACCCCCGCCCGCCTGTCATTCTGGAATGATTTCCAGACAGAATGGAAACGCTCCAAAATCTCCGGAGACTGGCAACGGGAAAGGAACTGTTTCCGGGCTGCCTTCAAATCCTCCGCCTCAACATGCAGCGGGCGAAACTCCCCTAGGAATGCTATTGAAATGTGTGTTTTCATCATGTTGTTAGGAAATCACGGATTGCGCGGATGCGCAAAGCGAGGAGTAGAATCCCTCCGTCGCGCCATCTTCCCATGCCTGGCAGATTACGTCTTGGGCTTCCACATAGGCGGGCACGTCTTGCCAATCCTCCCCCAAGAGGGATTCCATCAGGGAAGCGGGGGTTTCATCGCCGGACCATTCCCCGGAAAGGTTGGGTGGTTCGGGAATTGCGGCGTGGTCGCCGTCATCAAAAGCCGCAAGGAAGGATTGCGCGGCTTCCCGCTCACCTCTTGTCACCCTTCCCCCCCACGTGTCTTGAATCACCCATGCCGCAGCATTCTCCCCCGCTACGGTTCCAAGGCGCTCCGCCTCGCCTTCGGCGCGCTCCATGTCCCTTGCAAGGGACGCAAAATATGCCTGGTCGTTTAATGATTTCATTCCTGGTATTGTGTTGTGTGTTGTGTGTTGTGTTGTTGTGCGCGAGGGAATCGAACCCCCGCGCAGGTTTCCTTTTACTCTGACAAACGGTCAATTTCCTCCCGGATTGCCGCTACGATATCAGCCTCTTCCGCATCGTCCGGAAGATAACCGACGCATTCAGGCCGACCGTTCCCCAAGTCTAAGCTGATGGATATCTCCGACGAATCCATGCATAATTCTACGGTGTAAGAATAAGATTCTCCGTTGTGTGTTAGTGTGTGCTGTTTCATGGCACCTGCAACGGTAGCACATACCATGCCAACCATCCGCACCCTCCAATATGAACAACTTACACAAGCAAATTGCGCAGCATCTTTCGTGCCAAGTCACAAAGGCATGAAACACAACACAAAAGCAAAAGGGAGTTTTTTGCCGATGGGCAGGAAATACCCGGCAAATATTGCCGAAAAGGGGGCAAATCATGCCGCAATCCACACAAGCCACACAACCGCAAGCAAAAGCGAGAATGCGCAGCATGATCCATGCCAAGCAAACAAGGGAGGAACAGGCAAACACGGGGGGAATAGAACAGGGACAATGGGACAATGGGAGGAACAAGGACATGGGGGAACATCGAACAGGGGAGGGAACATCGAACAAGGGAACCGGATTGCGATGGTGACAAATGCAGGGGAGGGACTAAGTAGGAAAGAGCGGGGGAGCGAAAGCCAGCCTCCGATCATCATCAATGTTTCATAAAAAAATGAAACGATTGAACGAAACCCATACCACGATCCCGATCCGGCTTTTCAAATCCCCTCCCCCTATTGCGATTGATAACGTCCGATAGTGTCATCTAATGAGTAGTGCCCACCGGCCTTGTCTCATTAGATACCGGCATCGTTCAAAGGAATCTCTTTTTGGCTGGATCATCGATGGCACCACCCCGGTCCCCCACAATACCCAACTCAGCTTGTCTTACTACGAAATATACCTCCCATGAGAAAAACTCCTCTCAGAACCCCCTCTCTTCCTTGGTGGCCTAGCCCTGCTCCCGTAGCTTCCCTCCCCGCCCTATCCTCTCTAGACTCCCTTTCTCTCCTATTTCCCTATGGGGTCTATTTGCTCCTAGGATGCCCGTAGATCGCTTTTGGTGTGGTTACCCTTCTTCTGGGGGGAAGGGGGGTTCTACTGGCCTTCTGGGCTTGTTATTGGCGGGGGTTGATTATCCCTGCGGGATGGGGTATTGGGTTGGGTATGCCGCCGTTTTCTAGGTTCAAGTTTTCCTTGCTCCATATCCTTGGGGGGTTTCCTGTTTTTTTGATGGGGCTGGCGGGGTGGGGGGTATTTGCCGGGGTGTTCGGGGTGTTTGTTTTTTATTGGTCTAGGGAGAGGTGTCAGTATCAGTATTTGTTGAAGGGGGATCGGTCTACTTCTACTGTGTGGTATAGGGGGTGGGTTCCATTGGAGTGGGGGTTTCCGGCGCAGCTTGATCTTTACGTGCCGGTTTTGTTTTACTTGCTTGTGGCTGGGGGTGTGGTGTTGTTTGGTTGAGGGTCGGCGAGCCATGCCATGATTTCTTCTGCTATGCGGTGGCATTTGAGGTGGGCGGCGTTGCGTTCTGCTTTTGCTATGGCTAGTTGTTCGCGGGCTTCGTCTCTCTCGCGCTGCATCTGGAGGTAGTTTTGGTAGTGGATATCCTCTTGGATGCGGGCCTCGTCGCGCTGGCGCTCCAGTTGTTCGGCCCATGAGGTGGGAACAACATGGTTGCCGCGAGCTAAGTTGTCCGTCTCTGGTGTGTTGATCATCCTAAAACTTTCTTGATTTCGGATCGGAGGCTGGCTATTTCGGCACAGAGATCGGCACTCTTTTCACGCTCCTCACAAATCATCCGCTCAAGCATCTTTAATCCTTTATGGTTATTTTCGATTTGCTTCAAGGCTTCGTCCCGTTCGCGTTTGAGGGTGGCGGCGAGTTTTGCGGTTTCCTCCAACGCTGTCTTGAGGTGGCGGATTACGTTGCTCTCTGGTGTATCACTCATTATCGTTGACGATAGTTGTTGAAAACTCTGCTCGGTTTTTTCAACGGAAGCCGAAGAGGGACTTCAAGGCATCCAGATCGCCCATCGAGTCGGGGTCCAAGTAATCTCTTTTCTTGGATTCCCCCTCGCGGTAGGCGATATCCCATGTGGTATCGAACATCTTTCGGAGTCCCTTTGTGGTTAGGGTTATCTCTCCTTCTTTGGCGAATTGGGGGTTTTTTTGGACATAAAACTCCCAAAGTGACGACTTATTCATCCTCGGTGATCTCCGCGAGTTTCGCGTTGATATCATCCCGCATGAGTGAGTGGACCTGTTCCTTGGCCCCGTGGTAGGCCGCTATGAGTCCATGGATGGTTGACAGGCTGCATTGGTCATCCTCGGAGGTATATTCCTCCAAGACATCTCCGATAAGTATAGCCTGCATCTGGAGGCTGATAATCTTCTTCGACTTGTATTCCAACCCCTCATTGAGGCGTTCGATCTCTTCTGCCATTTCTTCTTTTTTCATATTGTGTTGGTATACCCTTTCGGGGTTTATTCATGTATGTGTGCGGAATTTATACCTTATCGGTGGTATCAAGCCTCGATTTCCTCATCCTCATCCTCATCATCTTCATCTTGGTCAACCGAGTTTGCGACCAGTTCATGGATTTTGACATGAAGTGTCCCGATCATGGCGGCGAGGGACATGTCGAACTCGTCGCTATACCGTTGGAGCAAGCGGTCGAGATCGTCATCGAAGCAACCAATCTGGGTTCTCTCATCCATGAAAATCATGGTAATCTTTTTCCTATTTGATGTCTACTCCTTTTACGGGGATGCCGATTTTTCTGACTGCCTGCTCGGCGCAGAATTGTATTGCTGCCAGCTTGTCTTTCTCATCGCCGGGGGTGTAGGTAGTCCAGAATTGCGGGACGGTATTGTGGCTTACCTCGATGGTTGGTTCTTCGTTGTATGTCCCCTCGCTTACGGTATAGCCGGACTTCACAAGGTTCTTCGTTAAATCATCGGAGTTCATAGCATTGAGATGATGGTAATCACCCATAGGGCGAGAAGGCAGATTATAATCGCCAAGGAATAGTTTATTGGATTAGTCATAAAATTCGGCGCTCTTGTAGTCGGTAAACGGGTGGGTGATCTTCAACCATGCCTTGGCGATGGATGTTGGGTCATCGGTCCATGCTCGGACGCGCATCGACATCCAATGCGAATCCCAGACCCACAGCTTGTTCTGCCCCGGCGGGTATAGATATACGCAAACTGCGTGGTTCCATTCTTCGGTCGAAATCCTCAACACCCTTGCGAAGATTTGTTTCTCCCGAAGTCCTTGAGACATGGCGATAGCCTCTGGCAAACAAGCATTGCCGTAGCGACCAATCCACTCATCTTGCTCAGTGGGCGGTCTGTGGACGCAACCGGAAAGTGCAAGAGAGAGCAATATAAGAATACTAAAAAGTGATTGGGTCATTGATATCTCCTATGTAGTTTTCGGTGTGGCACAGGGGGCATTGGGTGAGGTCCGGTTCCTCCCGGTGGTCGATCATGCTGTAGATGATGGCAATGACGAACATTGATAGGAGGAAGACAATGACCGATGCTTCTGGCGAGAATCCCTTGGGGGCTTTGTTTTTCATCGCGCCCATCATGGGCTTCCCCCTTGGTGCTGTCAACACTTTTTTGTTACCTCTGGAGAAATTTCAGCTTCTCATACTCTCCAAGGATGCGCTCCCTGTCTTGCCGGGTGACTTCATCCTTGTAAAGAATGGCTGCTAGTTCCTTCGCCATATTCTCCCATGCCATGCACTTGGCGCAGGTGCCAGCTACTCCAAGGTGGTCACGCCAACTGATCTCGCAGGCCGGGCAGTATTCTCTTATTTCCATGTTTGTTCCAGTTTTTGAAGCCTCCGAAGTCTCGGGGCTGGGTTACGACATCGTGGATTTCGCAGACATCACACTTGCCAAAATGCCAAGTGGAGACTGCCCTTTGGCCGCTTCCGTGCTTCAGTCCGCATTCTTTGCATGTCCAAGTAGGATATGGTTTCATTCGCAGGAATTTATCGTTGACGATAATTTGAGCATGGGAAGTTTGTCCAATGGCTTGATGAAGGAATCATCAATGAAGGTAATCCGGTTGGTGGGTTGGATGGTCAGCCTACCATTGTCTAGCTGGATAAAATAAAAAGTTTTATCCTGCTCTGGGCAGTTGCTCCACCCCTCCTCCAAGTGGGTCACCTCAAAGAGGTAGATTCCGGAGTAGATGGTATCGCCGATCTTGGCGTTCATTCCGATCCCCTTGAGGATTGGGTTCTCAATGGCTGTGAAGTGGTAGGAGTAGCAGTCCCAGAGTTGGGCTTGTGGCGCTGCCCAATCCCTCCCGCAATTGGTATCAAATGATACCGCGTGTGGTGGAATGTTACGGTAGAGCATGCCCCCCTCGCGGAATATCACATTCAGCCCCCACATCCTGCCGGGGATCGAGGTAATCCCGACCCACATGGCTTCCTGCCACCCACAATCCTCTTGGTGGGTAAAGCGTGAGTCCACCTGTATGTAAAGGTGGTATGGTATTGCGCCTATTTTGGAGTATATCATTTCATTGATTTTGCACCCCGGCACTTCCACTTCTTGCGCGAAAGATTATTAGGGGAGTTTGGATCATTCTTCCAGTTGCCTTTGATTTTCAATGACCTAGCGCAATACGCATCGCCACGGCTGGTTCCCGGACTAATCGTGGAGCCTTTCTGTCCGTATTTGACCGTCTTCGTCCTGCCAGTCTTAGGATTCTTCACTACCTTCTTGAATCTTTTGTCCATAATTATACCAATCTATTGTAGGTTATATCAAAATTAGGGAGTTTATCGCTTGCGGGCAGTCTTCTTGGACTCACGCCACGCCTTATCCGTGGGTGCCCCCTTGCTGCCCGGTTTCCTCATTTTCTCACCGCTACCCGCTGCGATGCGTTTCCTTTTTGCGTGAACATTGGCATACAATCCTTTTTTCATTTGAAGAAGAATCCTATAATTGCTCTTTTGATTTTACTTAAAGAAAATGCTTTCTCTTTGAGATCACACCCGCAGATTTTGCATTTCATTTCTTTTTCTTCTTGGACATTCCCGCTTCAGACATGGCGATTGCCACGGCCTGCTTGCGCGACTTGACGACTGGCCCCTTCTTGGAACCCGAGTGCAGTTTACCTTTCGAGTATTCCCGCATTACTTTCTCTACTTTCTTTTTTCCTTTCATAGTTTTATAGCTTCCATCCCATCTCGTAATAGTTTGAAGAACAGGTCAGCCGACATGGTAACCTTCCAGTCTTTATTGGATTTCTTGTGCGCGACGATGAATTGCTTCCCGCCGGAATCTCTATAAGCCTGATCGAATGCTTTATCAAGGCTGAGGTTCTCCACGAACTTGACCTCCATGTGCAGGTTGTCCAGTTCTTCGCAGATGACATCCGGGCTTTCTATGCCGCCAGCGTATTGCTGACCACGGCGGGCGGTGAAGCCTTGGGCGCGGAGTTCGTCCCGCCAGAGTCTCTCACCGCGCTTACCCTTCTGTCTGGAGTTGATCATCTCGGCAATCCTTAATCATTTGGTCAATCGCCTCCCTAAGAACGGGCCATTCATCGGGAGTTATCTGGACCGTGCCCATCGCTGCGTTATCGTCGCTTTGGATCACCCGCACAAACTCGCCAGCGGCCTCGTCTTCAATGACGATATCGGTCGCGGCTTCGCTGAATAGCTTTTCGCCCTCTGGTAATACTGTTAGTTTTGTCACTCTTTTTTCGTATTTCATTTCGTTTCTGTCAGAATTTTGATTGCCTTTTCCTTCACCAAGTCCCACGCCTCACGGTCGCAATCATCCCCCAATGGTTTCCAGTCTGGTTTCTTTTCCGCATCCTCGTAAGCCTTGAGGAGTTCTTGTCCGATCATCTCTCTTGTTGTGGGTCGCAAGTATTCCCATGCCTTGGCCAAGTCTTGGGCGAATGCACAGGTTGCGATTGTCCTGCGACCGAGGAAGTAGCGAAACGAGCAATGGATTAGCTCATCCACATCGAAGAAGTCGATTGCCTTCATACCAAGTCTGGTAGTCTGCGGTTTTGTTTCAACTCATAGAGATATTCAGAAACCTTCTCCAATGTATGCTGGCAACCATTGACTATCTTGGGTTCGTATTGCTCGGTTTCGTCGTTCCAGACTTCTGTCTTGAACTCACCGAACTCACCAGCACCATACTTGAGGAATGAGCGGATTTCGTTCTGTAAATCCTCGATTGCCAGTAAGGCGTCCGTCCCAGCTAAAGCGTAGCTGTGTTCATCCATCTCTTCGGGTAGATTGAATTCCAATGTCGCTTTCATCGTGGTCAGTCTAGAATGGGCAGAGGTCTTCTGTCAATTCCTTTTTGTTGTCAAAGTAGAACTCCTTGAGGAAAACCGCATCCTTGTAGTGCTGCTCGGCAATGTGATACTTCTCTGTGATCTTGCGCTCCCAGATTTGGGTGGCCTTGTCTAGTATGCGGTATGCCTTCAGATATGCTTCGTCGGTTGTCATGCTTCCTTGAGTTTACTGATCTCCCCGTCCATCTCGATTTGGAAGGAATAGTTCCTCGCCCCTCGTCTATTCTTGTCCACGAAAACTACCGACTTCTTCTCCGAGTGCTTGATCAGGATGAGTTGGTTGGAGTGTTGCTTGATAGCGCGGGACTCGCGGACCTTACCATCGTCGTTCAACTGGCTTCCCGTGATGATGGGAACCTTGAGCTTGGTGGCCAAGTTCTTGAGCTTCCTAGCGATATCCGATACTTGTTGCTCGCGACTGTTGGCGTCCGACGACTCTACGATTTGCAGGTAATCGACCACAATCACATCAGCCTTGCCTAGCATATTGAGCCTCTCGGACTCCGCGATGATCGAGGATAGGTCGGTAATATCGTCAACGATAATCAACGATTTCGACTTGAGCTTCATAATCGCCTTGGAGATGAGGGGTATCTCGTTTTTGTGGGTGGTCTTGTATTCCTCTGGGGAGCGGATGGGCAGGCTCGCCGTGCTGGCAACCATCCTCTCAAAGATATCTGTCCTATCCATCTCCAGAGAGAAGAACAAGACCGACTTGCCTTCGATGAGGTTGGCGAGGGCGGCTTGCACCATGAAGATCGACTTTCCCCCGCCGGATTCGGAAGCCACGGTGAGTAGCTCGCCGCCGTGAATCCCACCCTTCATGTTCCTATCCAGATAGATAAGCCCGGTGGGGAAGCAAGGACGATCCAGCTTACCCTCCATCTGGTCCACCAGCTTGTGGGCGATATCCTTTGCCGTCGATAGGGTGGCATTGCGGTCCCGCTGGGTGGCGGATAGCTTCTCGGCGAACTCCGAGATATCGGCAGTCCCCCGCCTGATCTTCGGCTCATACTCCTGCATCAAGACAAGGGAATCACGGTAGCCACGGTAGCGGACCAACTGGCGGCGGTATTCCTCCGCCATCTCCTTGCCGATATCACTCTTCTTGATCGTATGGGCGGAGAGGATATCCATCACCGCATCCCTGCCGCCGAGCTTCTCAAGCACACCCATCGACTCTAGCTCTGAAATGGTCGAGAATTCGTCGCAGTCGTTCGTCCGCTGGTAGACCCTTTGGATCGCATCAAAGACGCTCCTGTGGTCTTCTAGGGCGAAATAATCGCTATGCCAGACTTGGCAGCCAAGTATGTCGGGGTCGTTGGCGATCAGCGAGAGGGAGCCGATCTCCGCGTTTCTGTGTATTGGTGCTGTTTTCATTTTATCGGTAACGATAATCTCAATCGCGGGGTTTCACTTTCGCCCAGTCTATCTCACCGTTGGGGAGGCGGGGCGTTTCGTCCTTCTCCACGGTTTCCTGTTTGCGTTGAAGTATGTTGCTCGACCAGTTCACGACGAGACCACGGGTGAGCTTGCGGTTGGGGTGCTTGAGGAGCCACGTTTTGATCTTGGGCATTTCGACTTCCGGCTTGAAGTGGGGGTTGAGTTCGGTGATCTGGGCGATGAAGGCATCATCGACGGGTTTGGCTTGGCGGCGGGTTCTTTGGGGGGGGGAATTCTCGGATTTCGCAAACCCAATCTTTTCAGTCTTGGGGGGGTCGATCTTTGAGGCGGAAGCCTCACTCGCATTGGAGTCAACCGTAGGTTGGTCGGGAGGGAAAAGGAATCCGGATTCACCTGTGGAATGCGAGGCCATTGCCGAGCTTTCCACTTCCCCTTGTGAGGGGGTAGGGGGTTTTGTATTCTCTGTTAGATTCTCTGTATATTGTTTAACTAGACGCGCGCGCGCGGAACGAGAAGAATCTTCTACATCACCTAGAACATTCTTCCACATGGTATCAGAAGATTCTTCCAATTGGTCAGCCCTCTCGATGGTCAAAATCGTGTGCGCGGATTCGGTCAAAGTGTAATACTTCCGAGCCTTTCCTTGCTTCAAATCAAACTGCGCCGACCGCACCAATCCCATCCTTTCGAGGGTCAGAAAGATGTCGCCGATTGTCTTCGTTGACCAAAAGGGAAAGGATAACTCCCGCCACTCTGCGGCTGAATTGTAAATCCACCTCTCTCCATCTATGACCTTTCCAGACCGTTTATTGTTGCACCAAAATCGAAGCGTCTGCAATACGATTGCTTCGTGTAATCCGATCAGTTTTGCCAGCGATGGTTGAAACATGATCGGAGTTTCATCCATTAACGCACTGCTTTTGCTCATTTGTTATAAAAGGCCACTATCCGTGACGGACGAAAGACGCGGCAACTGACGCATAGGAGTGGCTTCCGCCACGGATAGTGATATATTTTCATTGTTAACTTCGTCTTCCTTACTCGGCTCCTACCCCGAGGCAGGGATTGCTCCCTGCGCTGATCAGACTACCCTACTCGTCGGGGGCGTCAATATCTTTTTCCTCCAGCACGACGCTTTCCGCCCCACCCTCGCACCATACGTTGAGTTTTTCCTTGATCCTTCCCCAAGCATTCTCGCAATCCTGTTTTACCTCGAAACTGAATTGGTGGCGCATGCGTTCGATATCGAAGTTCTGTGCATCGGCTTCCAATTCTACGAGGTGGATGGAGTCATCGTCTCCGATGTGGGCGGCGAGGATTGCTTCTCCTCCCTCGCGGATTGCCATGACGATATCGGTATCCGGCGGGTTCTTGACCTTGTAGTGGAGGTAGAGTGGCGAGCTTACTAGGTTGGCCAGCATCATGTGGCTTGCCAGCGTGGTGAAGTGGACGGAGGCAAGGAGGTGGTCGGCGATGATGGTGGAGGATTGTTCTTCATTCATAGTTGGTATTCCCATCTAATTTTTTGTGCGGTTGATTGGTCTTTGCTTCTAGCCCGCGAGCCTGCTTGCCATGACACGCCCTTGGACTTTGCTCCAGCAACCCAACCGCTTGCCTTGTAGATCGTCCCGCTGTGAACTTCCGTATCTTGGTAAGATACAAGTTTGCGAATATGCGGCAATCTGCGCTTGATATCTTTTCTCATCAGTTTCAGCATTCGGCTTGCGGTATTTCGCGGAGCATCTGGCGCTATTGCCATTCGGCGCAGTTCCAAAATCTTGTTAGCGCCCTTCATTCTATTCCCGGCAATTGGGCTAGACCAAATAGCGACAGCGTAGCAGATCGCATTTTTTTCCGCGATGTAACAAATATAGTCCTTGTTCCTTACGACATTTGACCAATGAATGCGCGGAAAGCGCGAGTGCCAAAGGGCGTTGAGGTCACAAGCCCTATGCACCTTGCATTCCCTCACGACAAGCTCAAGAGGGGAATATGGGGGCGCGACTGTCCCCTTCCGGAACAAGGGCATCAAGTCTCTGATCTCGTCTAGCATTATCGTCAACGATAATCAGAATGCCCTTGACCCGTCAACAAAAATTGGTAAGCTACGCAGAACTATGTCAGACCACCCATTGATGCAAGCCTACCACGCCTACGAGAATGCTTGCAGGCACAGCAAGCTGGTGAAGGATATGGGCCGGGCGGCATTCGCTAGGCAGTTGCGCGAGACGAGGACGAAGATGGGTCTCACGGTTCGCCAGTTGGGGAAGATCGTGGGCACGACGGGATCATTCATCAACCAGATTGAGATCAATCACAAAAGCATCTTGAAGATGGAGCAGATAGAGAGGATCATCGGGATATGCAAAGAAAGAAGCCGCTCAAAGCAAGGCGGGGATTCAAGAGGCGAGGCGGCAGGCTACGAACTGTAAGCAAAAGCAAGCATGAGCTTCTCAAGGAATATGGCAAGGCGAGGCGGGAGTATCTCAAGGATCATCCATTGTGCGAGTGCTGCCGTGATTATGCGACCCAGATTCACCACAAATCCGGTAGGGGCAGGTTTTTGTGCGACAAATCCACCTTCATGGCTACCTGTTTTTACTGTCACCGCAGAATCCACGACAACCCCGCATGGGCTAAAGAACGAGGCTATTTAATCTACCAATTCATCTAATTATGTTCCAATCACTAATCACCTGCAAAGGATTCATCAGCGACGAGAAACCAGATAAGATTCGCTTCCGCCAAGACTTCGCGGACTGCTGGATCAAGAGGAAGGATATCGAGAAAATCCAGCACTTGGAGAAGACCTACGAGGGGGATGTATTGTCCTTGATCACGATGAAGGAAGAGGCGGCGAATCTTCTTGAGCTTGAAGGAGTGCTTGAATAGTGGTAGGTAAAGCCAGACTTGATCTTTGACATAATTTCCCCGTTCTTATGCCGGACGAAGTATTCGGCGAAATCAGCTGGCTTTCCCAGCCTTCGGAGAGTAGCCGTAGAAAAGCGCGGTGTGGCAACGCCTCTGGAATTCTGGAGGAGCATCGCGGCGGGGAAATAATTTGCGGTGGAGCATTGAGGGCGGCACGCTAGAAAGTCGTAGCTCTAGGTGAGGTGACACGGCGGGATCTCCGCGGCCCTTACTCGGCACAACTGCGTATGCGGGTGTGATTTGCCCGAGGAAATGCATAGAGCAGCCGAGCGACCTGAACTCCATCGCACCCAATTTTGCGGTAGGTATGCAGGATACCGGATGACCTCTAATGTGGAGCGCAAAGCACCGCTTGCGTGTTGAAGCATGTGAGGCACATCGAGGTCGAGGGTCCACCTAGAGAGGCTCAAGCCTACGTGACCATAACCTTGGCAACTCGATGCATATAGAGTGTGCACGCTCGTCCCTACCGCAAATTTCTTTTTTATCGTCACCGATAAAACGCCTTGCATAGCGCGAAAGAGTATGCATAGTCTTGTGAACCATGGCATCTCCCGACCGACATTTCGCAAACGCCGCGATCTTCACGCACTCTACCGGGCTTACCCCGAATACTGGTGACGCAGCCCTCTATATCAAGAGTGATAATAAAGCCTACATTCAAGACTCTGGTGGGGCGGAAACACTAGTAGGCCCGGCTGGAACTATTGGGGGCACATTAGGCACGGTGGACAATGCTGTGCCACGGGCAGATGGGACTGGCGGCGTGACGGCGCAGGGGAGCGACATCGTCATCGACGATGCCACCACCTCCACGCAAGCCAACGTCGCACTCGTCAACAACCACTCCGAAACCAACAGCTCATTAGTCCTCACACCGAAAGGGACGGGGGCACTCATCGCTGGGCCGAAGCCCGATGGGACAACCACGGGAGGAAATGCGAGAGGGGATTATGCGGTTGATTTGCAGTCTCCACATCTTAGAGGCAACGCTGCAAATGTTGCGAGCGGAAAGGGTGCCGTAATTGGTGGAGGGCGAGTAAATAAAGCTTCCGCCAACAATTCCGTTGTTTGCGGGGGTTACAATAATACAGCAAGCGGTTCTCTTT